CGACTTGTACTTGCACTTCTGCGCCAGAACGACAGTGATCGTTGAGGGGTTGGAATTCCAAGGGGAGTTGGCATGCGAGGGTCATTGGGTGTGATCCGCTCTGTACTTCCGCGATGGCGGCAGGGTTCGGTTGATCGAACATGAATCCGCCTCGTTGTTCGACGATGAACTGAACTGTGTTGAATTCGGGCGATTGGGTCACGAGCCTTCCGGCAACGTAGAACACCACCCATCCACCGAAACCTTGAGGGGAATCGTCAGACATGTGGTGATACATGATGTTGCGCTGATCAGGCGGCGTGAACTCAACCCAGCCAGTGTTCTTGGGGTCGATGTCGCGGTTTGGGAACGTGGTGAGCACATCCAACGGGATTTTGGTGATGTCGGTCTCTGCAACTGTGGGAGGGAGAAACCCTACCCTGATTGAACCACCGTAGAAGACGGTAGCCAATGGTCTGTAGCGAATTGATTGTGATCCGGTGAATACGTTGAACAATTTTGCGACGTATTTGTTGACGTAGTTGCAGTTGTCGGGATGAATCCTGATGTAGTGAAGGATGGTTCCGGGGGGCTGTGTTGTGGTGACTGAAAATGTTGCGTCGTAGATCCAGTTAGCGTGAAGCATTTGATCCAGAGTCTGGATGGCCGTTGAGGCCACGATAGTTCCGGGATCATTCGGGATAGTCTCGGCTTGTGCCGGACTTCCGCTGACTGCGGAGCCAGGGGCTCCTTCTTGGGGAACGACGCTGGTGTTCATTTTGTCTGTTGTGTGTCTCGTGAATGCAATGTGTGATTGTGTTCAATGAGATGATAAATGTTATGTGTGAACGTGTACGGTGTGTGCACTAGTAACGCACGTTGAAGTCTGTTTCACGGATGACGTCATTCCAATTTGGGATGACGATTTCTAAGCCAAGAGCGTAGATTTGAGGCCGAATTCTCTTGACAAAGTCGTTGTAGGTTTCTTCTCCGTGATACGCGACTTCAATGAGGTTTGCTTTGAAGCACTGAGCAAACACTTCAGGGCGGTTGTTGTGTCGCCAGCGACCATTGTACTCGTACGTCCCTTTTCCCTTGATCCACTCGCATTGTTTGCTAATGGACTCGGGGTCGATGGACGGCCAGTACATGTGGCCTTGCAAGTTGAACTTGCGCTTCAAGAACTGGATTTCGCAAAGAGGGAGGAAGTCTGGTACTGCTCTGCCTGTTTTGGCGGCGTCTGTGACTTTGAATCCGAATTTGCGAGCCTCAGCCTTGAAGCTGTTAAGTTGAATACGTGCTGGAATTCAGCACGTACGCTGCAAACGTTGTCGTCTCCGAAAACGCTGAGCATGGTGTTTGCCATGAATGCTTCAAAGTGTGCAAATTGTGTGTTGCCTGTGTTGGTCATGATCCGGCGCCAGCAACAATAGTACAGCATGAAGTTGATCAAGGAGTTCTCGACTGCAGTCCCAGGATAACCTGAGGCCATAGCCTGTTCCAACTTGACCACTCGATCCCGCACTATGATGCGTGCACCTTCCACGGCCTTGTGTAGTGTGTTGCGAATCGTGTCGTGTTGAGGTGTGTGTTCGGCGTCGGTGTGTTTGTAGATGATGTTGAAGATGATGGGAAGCGCTCTAAGGTATTCGATGGGCACTGTCCCGTCCCAGTTCTCCATGTCTGAGTCGAACGCATTCGGAGCAATCTGCGCGTGTTGTGTGACTAGCATGTGCCACTCGAGAGTGTTAGATGCCAGCCCCACGCGCACAGGTGTTTCCAAATGGAGTTCGGTAATTCTCCAGATCGCGGCCGAGAATGCACGCCGGTAGGCGAGCAGATAACTCATAGGGCCTGAGAAGAACAGGCGGGTCTTTTGCTTACCCAGGTTGTAGATCTTAGATTTCTTCACTGGTTCGTCCTTCAAGAATGCAGTCCACAGGATCTCGTGCTCTCTACCGCGACGTGCGTCGTCGAAAAGTCGGGAGGCGTCTGATAGGATCTTCTGTGATGCAGGGTCTTTCCGGAAGTACCAATGGAGATTTCGGGCGTTCTGTTCGAGGTAGTCGCCTTTCTGCTTGCCTTGAAAGAGAGAGCCGTAGGGAAATCCTACAGCACCTTCTCGCTTCAGAGGGCCTGTCGCTGGGTATTCGGTACGCGAAGTACCGTTGATTGCTTCCGTATTGTTGAGTAGGCGGGTTGTCATGCCTTTGGCGCCGATCTTGGCAGCGTAAAATTCTCCAATTTCACGTGCAGCGCTGTTGACCTCTTCTTGGAGTCCGGGTTCTTTGGGCACCTTGTCGTTGTATCGTGCGATGCCTGTCTCCAAGAAGTCGATGCGAAGGATGTTGCGTGGATCGCTAATCGATTTGATGGTCGGTTCGTGGGTCTTGTCGAGGTGGATGCCAGTCTTACATTCCTGGGTGGAAGTTGGAACGTACTGTTTGACAAAAGGACGACCGATGACTTGTAGGCCGTGCGCGTCTTGGTACTGAACTCCACGCTCGAGGTATGGATTGGGGACGATCTCGGGTTCTTCGTTCATGCCGTGGGACTGGACATTGTCCTCTTGCATTATCCACTCTAGGTACTCGTAAGTAACCGGAGCGCCAATGCTGAGGTTGTCTCTTCCTCGCGAATGAATTGAGCACAACTTGTGTTGCACCGAGGGGACAAGAATCGTGGCCACACTACCGCAATCTCCGAACTGGGTAATACCCGAGTAACCGAAGAAAGCAGTGGTTGCGGAATACGACAATTGCCCCTGGGATCCGAGCGTGTGCTTAGCAGCTGTGTATGCACGAGTGTCTGCAAAGATGAAACTCTGGCTTGGTTGGTCGTTAGGCCGTTGAGCAATTGCGACACAGATCGGCATACGGTTGTTCATTTGAGCTGCGACTTTCCCGAGGTCATCTTCGCGGATGAAATGACGATGAATGTCTTCTACTGCCTGGAATTCC